ATGGGATGTATTCGAAAAGGTATATGGACTACATCAACGTAAACATACTTGGCTATCACATGCTCCAATTCATCCATTAGAACTACGTGATAAACCCAACGTTCATGGGCATATACACGATGCAACTCTTGACGATTGGCGTTATGCCAACGTCTCCCTTGAAAACACTAACTACTTTCCTGTAGACTTTCAAGACATAAAGGCCTCCTTTGAAGCAAAAGAGGTATTCACAAAGGTATAACCATGTCAACAACTACAATAAGCTTCTCCACTGTTCAAAGGTATGGTGCATTGTCTGCTGATTTTTATGTGCATATGAATAAATACTTTAATAATACTTCTTCAATAGAAAGTATTATTGATAAAGTAAAAGATATAGGAGAACAAAACTATGTCAACTTTTGTACAACACTAAAAAATAATACAGCACTAAGTATACCGGTATTTAATGATGTTATAAGTGGTAAGTATAGATGTAATAAACATGTTTTAAAAGTACTTTTACTATATATGCTAGATGTAGGTACAACAGCACTGCATGCCTTACTAGAGCTTGAATTGAAAGCTATAGAAAAACGTATGCAACAGCTACAAATAGTAAAGTCTCATAATGTCAACTGACACAATGCAATCAATATTTGATCACTTTGAGTTAGAGCCCCAATTCTTCCTATGGCAAATTGAAGGCAACGGTGATGACTTAGAAGCATTCATAAAATCTTATGTTAAAACTAACCTATTTGGCGACCAAGAATGCGAGAAGATAATAGCCCTTGCAACCAGTCAGGGCTTCAAGTATGAGGAAGCTGAGACCTTAATAGATGATGATGAATGGCTGGTACTAACTGCTGATGAAACGGATAGATGTGTAATTGAAGAGGCTGAATACTACTTCAATGATATAGTACTACCTGAAGTTCCAGAGTTTATTCATCCCTACATAGATGAAAATGCATGGATTGATGACTTCTGTACTGGTGACACTGGTGAAATACTAAATAGATATGATGGTATGGAATACATTGAAGAGATTAATGGTACAACCTATTACATCTATCAACAATAAACAACGGCTTAGGACTGCTTGCAGCTAGACGAGACTAAGAGCCATTAGATGCTGCAAGCATCGTGAATGGACCCTGTAAGGTAAATTACTCATGTAGAGTGGGACAACAACGAGAACCCTTTAACTATGGTGACATAGTTATCGCACTAAGCTCTACAAGTCATAAGAGACTATAAAATCTACATGAAGCTACGACCTAAGTTATTGGTCACTATAAGTCCAATTGTGCATACTGGACGTTAATAATGTACACGATAGATAACCTCACTAGCGTTGATACAAACGGGGTAGTCATTTGGTTATAGACTCTAAAAGTTCCTCCAGTTTTGTACTACTGGGTTACCAACAAGTGCCCCCATTTATATCCGGCATGTAGTGTAACCACTATAGTAATAGCACGTGTAAAAGCTATATGGCAAGGTTAGATTCCTTGGTGCCGGTCTGTAAAATTCCAAAGAGCATACTTCGAAGGTACATCACAGCCCACAAGACTTGCACCTTACAAATTCTAGAAAAGGTGATAGGAAGCTAGCAATAGTGATGGTATGCTATTTGGAGTCTTACCACCTCTAAAATCTTAACCTTCACGGTTAAGTTCTCTAGCATTATGACAGCAATGCTCGTTAAGCCAACAACTACGTGAAATGTTGGATACCTTGGTAGTTATATAGAATATAAACTACACTTTAAATCCGATACATCGAGATAGTTGTTGAACAACTACGTATGTAGCCCAAGTTACCAACTTGGGAGTCTCATATGTACACTCTAGCTGGTAGGTTAGTTCACGTAGGTTCGATTCCTTCAGTGTACACACCCCGTCAGCCTGACGTTAACTGCACAAGTAGTTACACAAGCTATAGCTATCCAGAGAGCCGGCGACGACAATGCATCATTACGGTTAACAATTCTCTGGTGGAAACGTGTACCATGTCTCACAGTATGCATTCTGGTGAGACCTCTGAGTTGTCATTGACTAACTACAACCGTACCACTAGCTCAACTAGAGCCCTCGTCGATTAAACGAGAGATCCAGGTCTACCCTGGGTGGTACATCATATACAATTTATAAGTAGTAACTCTGGGTTACTAGCTATAAGTTATAAAAGGAAACTAATGAAAGCATTTGTAATAGGTGACATCCACGGATGCCTATCAGAGCTAAAAGAGCTCATCAAAGACATCGACCGCTCAACTACACGAATAATCTGTGTAGGTGACCTTATAGACCGTGGTAAAGACTCCGAAGGAGTAGTAGATTTTATGCGCTCAAATAACATAGAGTGTGTTAAAGGTAACCATGAGCTAATGGCTGAGGAATGTCTAGAAGATTTATATATATATCGTGACTACCCTGATAAATCAATAAAGGATATTCTTAATGAGTCTGACTGGTTTTACAATGGTGGTAATGATGTATTTAATCAGTACTCATCCATTGATAACCTCATTACTGACATAGAGTGGCTAGCTAAGCTACCACTATATATAGAAACTGGTATCAAAGACTCTGACAACTTAGAGCTACTGGTATCCCACACGTGGTGCTCATACAAAGACCTATCGTCAGCAAAGCGTAGAGTCTTTGACTTCCTATGGGATAGAGATCAACCAACACGGATAAAGAATAGGTCGCCATACTACAACATCTATGGCCACACACCTGTAAACAATGTCTCACCTAAAAAGTATGCACGCATGCAAGGTCCTGACATAGTACCAGAGCCTCATTACTCAGATGGCTGTGTCAACATTGACACTGGCTGTTGCTACAACTTAAGAGGACGTGGCTACCTAACTGGTATCTACTTCCCTTCACTAGAAGAAAGACAAGTAAAACTAAAGGATTAGTTATGTACACATTACTACTAACATTGGTGTTAACCACACCAATTGCACAATCATCTATCAATTATACATTGCTATCAACAAAGTCTGAACGGTTCTACAATAGCCATAAAGAAGCTGCGATGATACGTTGCCAAAACCTAGGTAATACATTCATTGATACTTACTCAACACCTAATGTAACAGCTGATTACTTCTGTACATTAACCTCAAAGGAATAATAATGCAACTTACATGTATCTCTGATACCCACGGCCGTCACGACCAACTAACCCTAGAACCTGGTGATGTATTACTATTTGCTGGTGACTGGACTGGAGGAAGTGACATTGACTTCAAAGAAACCCATGACTTCCTCAAATGGCTATCAGCCCAACCATTCAACCATAAGATATTTATAGCTGGTAACCACGAGCTACAAGTAGAGGCTAACCCTGAGCAATTTAGAGAAATACTCCTATCTTACCCAGATGTTATCTATTTAGAAAACTCTGGTGTAACTATAGATGGTATCAACTTCTGGGGCAGCCCTTACTCTAATGAGTTCTTCAACTGGGCCTTCATGGAAGATGAGTGGGATCTAGCAGCCATTTGGTCTAAGATACCAGACAACACCAACGTCTTAATAACCCACGGTCCAGCATATGGCTCTCACGACCTCGTTAAGCGTAGCTACGGGCAAGATCCTCATGTAGGTAGTAAAACCCTTACTGAGCGTAAAAAAGCCCTTAAAGGTACCCTAAAAGCTCACATAGTGGGTCACATCCATGAAGGTGCTGGTATGTCAGAGTTTCAGTACTCTACAGGTAGCTATTATAATATCAATGTTAGTGTACTCAATGAGAAGTATCAACTGGTTAATAAACCTATTATATTGGAGATCTAACGTCTCATACCTCATATGAATGGCTACTAGTAGCAGGTGTAATACTGCTAAGTCCTATACTACTACCACTATGGATACTCCATGCTGTAGTAGTAAACTACTTTCCTTGCTATTGGCTAGGTAAGTTAACAGAGTACGCTCACTGTACTAAAACTAAAGGAAACTAAATGAAAAAACTAATATCATGGAGTATCTCAAATATCCTTATCCTATTACTACTAATAGTAGGTAATGTATATGCAATACCAGCACTATATATAACTGCTTTAGTTATATATGTACTTACATCACTTTTAGCCTTTGGACTTGTAGCTACACTATATAGTGCTGCTCCTATTGACCCTAAGTTGTTTAAGGGTAAACCTACATCTAAGATACCTAAGTGGCTTGATGCTTCCTACGACCTTGTCGTAACCGGTGTATTACTGTACTTTGGTAACATCATAATAGCTGGTCTATATGCTTTACATATAGTAGCCTTATGGTTTACCAGGGTAAAGATTGAGAAGTTAGCAGGGTAAATAATGTTACCACCAACTAACCAATTCTATTTACGTGAAATAGCTTCAATAGAAGGGCTAGTAGAAGACTCAGAAAGAGTAAACATAACATTCAAAGATGGATCAAATCTGGTACAAGCCCATGAAAACGACTGCTGTGAATTGGTAGGGGTGTCCCAAGTAGACGGTGACCCATCTAAACACGTAGGTGCAGTAGTCTATGACTTTCTTGAAAAAAGTCGTATTGCTACATCTGATGAAGTTGATGAGTCCGGTACTTGGACCTTCTATACATTAAAAACTAGTGCAGGCTATCTCGATTGGAGATGGCTTGGAACCTCAAACGGCTACTACTCAGAGAGTGTAGACTGCTACTTTAACAGAACAAAGGATTAATAATGGCAATAATTAGAAATGGAAGTGCATACCCTGCACAATTAAGAAAAGCAGCTGTAAAGGCTTCAAAGAGAACTAAACAATCACTACGTGAAGTAGCAGCAGACTTTAATGTTGCTCCATCAACTCTTAGTACTTGGAAACGCATCGCTGGCCTAAACAAGCCACAACCTGCTGGCTTAGCAGCTCATCAAGCAGCAGCTGCAGCAGTAAAAGCTTTTAACACACCAACACTTAAAGGGCCAACAAACACTCTAGGTGTTGTTGTACCAGCTACTGCCACTGAGATTGAGTTCCGTGGTAAAACGTACATAATCTAAAGGACTAACTATGGCTATAGATAGTTTAGCAGACCTCTTCACAGAGATTGAAAAAGAAGATTACACAACCTACGTAGCCATAATTGATGAGATCAACAGGCTTAATTTAGATAACTATGAATTAAAGGTGTACCTATCAACAATACCTTCAAATGTAGTTCAGAATCTTACACCTAATCAGTGCACTGCTCTTCAAATACAATGTTTTAAAGGTGGCTATCAGATTAGTACATACGGTATTAAAGGCCCTATTAAACAGGCTATTGAGCAAGCTGCAACACCATTTAGAAGCTATTACAATACATTACAGGTAGCGGGTGTAACAGCTGATCAGCTTAAGTTTGCATCTACTTACAATCGTAACCAATGGCGTAAGGCTAATCCCTCTCGTAGGTCTACTAAGGGTACTGAGTTGACTTTCAATATGGATATGTTTTCATTATCAATATTTAAAAATAGTATCACTAAACGCTTCTTACGTACCGAGGCTAAAAACTATATTATTAAAATCAATGAAGCTTTTGACAATAGTAACGACCAAAGTGCAGACATAGTTAAAATACGTAATAAGTTTTATGCTATAGTACTAAACAACACGGATGTTCACACTAAGGCAATGTTGCAAAATTTATTACCAACATATTTGTACACAACTGATGGTGATTTATATATACCTGATGAGGATGAAGCAATATGTATAAAGCTATCAACTTTAGTAACAATAAATAGCATGGCTTCTTTGATGGCATACTCAACTGACACACCAATATGTACTCATGCTATCTACACCAATGTTGATACTCGCCTAGCTGAGCGTATGTTAGCAGCAATCTCAGAGTTAACTAATGCTGCTAGATTAACATCAACACCAGCTTACACATTACTAGCTAAGAAATTAGCTAAACAGCTAACACCTGTAGATATTACAATAGCACTAAAAACAACTTCGTCAATACTTGACGTCCACAACATCTTAAAGGAAAACCATGAACAATACAATAACAACAATTCTGAAGACTAACATACAAGGCCAACTCTCAGGAGCTGATATAGGTGGTGGTATATGCATAGCTGGACAACCAGGAATTGGAAAAACTCAATCAATGTACGCTATAGCTGAAGAGTTAAACATGAACGTTGTTCAAGTTTCTATTCCGGAGGTAAGTACGGAAAACCTAAGTGGTTAACAACATACCACATTTACACCTAGTACCAACACTATGATGAGAATAAACAAATGATAGTAGTGAAAGTATTAGGCTGTAGTGTGGTAATGTTACAGCCCTTACACACAGTGATGTGTGTTTTGCATCCCTTTAATTGCTGGGAACCCTTGTTAAGTATCTACACCACAAGCATCGCGAAAGCAGATGTTGACGGTTTGAAAAGTAGGTAATAGAGGCAATCAGCAGCCAAGCTCCGTAACCAGGAGAAGGTTCAACGACTAGAGCATCATGCTCGTACACTTCTAGTGGAGTGGAAATGGGGGAAATCTTTATATAACTTTAAGAGATTTTTTGGTATACTTACTTATCTAATTTAAGGAAGTATAATGAAAAATGAAGAAATTTTCAAACCTGTAGACCCTAAGTATGGACCTCGTTACGAGGTGTCAAACAAGGGTAATCTACGTGTGACAACAAAAAGTGGTACTAAAATACGCTCAGGCAGCTACCATAAGCAAATGCATACAACATACATAAAGGCCTCATTATCTAATGATGGTACTAATTATACTGTACATATGCACAGACTAGTTGCTGAAGCTTTTTTGCCTAATCCTGATAATAAACCTTTTGTCAACCATAAAGATAAAGATGGTACTAATAATACTGTTGAGAATCTTGAATGGGTAACACACCAAGAAAATATGCAACATTCAGCAGATAATCAAGATCTGAATGTCAGAGCTAAAAGTATAAAGGCTAGTAAGAAAACTACTCAAACTAATACTTTTGAACAACTCATGACTCATATTGGTGAAGACATTGGTGGACGAACAATAATTGGTGTGCAATATAAATTACTTACTATAGGTGGTGAACCTAAGTATAAGTGGTTTGGTGTGTACACATGTAATAATTGTTTACAAGAGATTAGTAGTCCTTGGTCACAAACTATGAGAAGATCTCTAGAAGGGGCAATTCAGTATTGCCTACCTTGTTCTAGAAAGTTAAATAAATAAAGATTAAGATATAGTCTAGTCTACGTGGAGACACGTAGCTGCACATAATGGTGCGGGCAGTAATTAACGACTACTGCTGAATATAAACGATCCCTGACTTCATTGAAGCATCCCATATGGACAGCTACTCAGTAACTGGCTCTGTAGAATCAATGGCAACTAAGTGGTCAGTACCACAAATCATTGAAACAGCTAACCGCCTTGCAACAAAGGAAGGCAAATCTGGTTGTATCCTATTCATAGATGACCTACACCGTGTTAACATGGCTGTAGCACCATACCTCTACGGCCTACTAGGTGAGCGTAAACTTGGTTCATTTAAACTTGACCAAAAAGTAGCAATAATGGGTGCAATGAACGACTCCGATGAAGCTGGCTTCAGTGGTATTGATTCACCAATTAAAGACCGCCTAGGTATCCTGCCAGTACCTTTCGATTTTGAGTACTGGTTTGAGAACTTCGGTAAGAAGCTTCACTTCTACATCTCATCATTTCTACGCTCTCACTCAAAGTATACTCAAGAAGATGAATCTACTATGATTGAGCAATTTGGTACTCCACGTAGTTGGACACACCTAGCTAATGAGTTCGAGCTATACGACCGTCAGTTCTTACAAGATAACACAACATACCTTGCTAAACAAAAGGTATCAAAAGCTGCTGCTAATGAGTTATCTAAACACATTGCATATATAGAGGCTATTGACTTCACAGCTAAGATCAAAGCTAAAGCCCCAATTGACATTAAGGCCCTCAAAGCTATTGATCAAATCCTATATGCCTATATCATCAACTATGTTGAGACTATAGATGATGCGGCTTATGTTATGGACCTTATAGATACTAACATGGAGTCTTCTAACTTCATAGGATTCATTGCTGGTGAGTTATATACTAAGTACTTAACTGCTGAAGAAGGTAAGCACATCACTGATGGCTTACGTGTTATCTTAGATAAGCTACTAAAATCTAGCTATGATGCTACTAAGTACAATAAGCCTCTTACAGAGAGTCAACTTAAGAAGTACAACAAGCTAACATTTGCTGAACACGATAAGCTGTATGCTATCTCTTGTGAGTTTATTCACTAGTCATGGATGGCTTTAAGCTTAAGCTATTAGAGCAGCGCCTAATGGGTAGCACTTCTATCACATCTGATGAGCTTGATACACTAGTACTTCCTATGATTAATGTACGTAGAAGGTACCTCACCAACTACGAATATTCAATGCCACACCTATTAAATGGTAGAGGGGCTCGTATACGCAAAATGCTTAATACACATATAGATAAATTGGGTGATACTACATGGTCAATACCTCAGTCTACTTTTAAAGCAATATTAGTAAGTAAGCATTTAAAAATAAATAAATATAGTACAGAAGGTCTAATACCTTTTAAGGATTCCCATGGATGACTTCAAGCTAAAGGTGCTATCAGAGACTATTGCATCAGGTCAACACGACTTCTCATCAGAGGAGTTATTTGACTACATCAATACTCGTGAAATGCTTCAACTACCATTCCCTAAACGTGTAGCTATGTTTAAAGGATTAGTACAGCACCAAGTAGTAAGAGATAACCAAGAGCTACTAATTGCAGCTAGAGATCTCTTACCTTACTATAAAACCGGATCAGGAGGTCGTTAATGGATGATTTTCAATATACTATCACGGTTGAATCTCTACGTGATATGTCTACACCTATAACCAGGGAGATGTGTGATATCTATAGCAAAGAACTAATGACACAACCTTTTGTGGATGACTTTGCTATGCTATCCAAATCACTGTTCTTTAAGATAGCTAAAAGTGGTTTTACACGTACTGATGCAATGAATCGTTTTCAGCATTATATGTTAACTAAGGACACTAGTAGATGACTTTCAAACTAAACTCACGTACTACCTAATAGCTTCCAATGAGCTTATACAATTAGATACCACCATCAAGTTTTGTAGCGTTAGGCTGAATACTACCATAAATGATAGGAATAGTGATCTATCTATAGACAAGCAGTTTATAGAAAAATTACACCCCCATATGTCTCATGGTAATATTATAGCTACCTACACACGCTACGCACAACTACTCATAGATATCTCTAAGGACTAGCAATGGACAACTTCAAATACCAAATCCTCTACAATACATTAAAATCTGACCCAGAAGGCACTATGTCCCCTCCTTGAGGAAACTACTAGCGATCTATTACCAGTTCAAGCTACTCAACTAATGACTCAGCTACATTCAACAACTTACTCACTAAGCAAGGCTAAACACATAGTAGCACTTTCAGCAAAGCTATGGCAATACATATAAGGGCATTTATGGATGAATTCAAATTTACAATTATGATTAAAGCTTTAAAGAGTACTTTACTCATAAATATAGAGACACTTGAAAATTATTGTAGATTTATACTTACAATACCAAAATCTTCAATATCACTAGATGAATATCTGCATTTAAAACAGCTAGTGGCTAATAAAGCTGATGAACTACCTGTTACATCTAGAGCAATAGAATTAAAAGATACTCACAGATGGGAACACAACTATAAGGAACCCCAATGAACCCAGAAGACTTTATTAAAGAAGCGGAAGACTTTATCTACAAGGAAGTTGCTAAAAATGCCAATCTCCTTTTAGGTAAAAACAAAACAGCTGCATTAAGCACTGGACTGTTTCTCAAGTTACCAATTGAGGTAGCCATTGAGAAGACTCATCAACCACTTCCTAAGATGTATAAAGAGTTAAAAACCTTTATGCCTTACTTCTCTGCATACGTTAAACACGGTGATACTACTAAGGTCTTCTTTACTTTCATGTATCATGAAGAAAAAGACCTTAAAGCTATCCTTAATCACTTACCACGTCACTCTGTATTCCTAGCATTTGTGTATATGCATGAAGTGCAGCATATACTACGTAAACACGTCACCAAGTCTTATAACACCATGATGGAAAATATAGCAGGTGATGTAGCATTTCCTAATGAAATAATCAACATTGCCGAAGATCATGCTATCAACTATAGCTTAAAAGATCTCTTCATGTTATCTTCAACTCTAAAGCCTAAATGGCAAGAGATTGAAGATATAGGTATGTACAACAAACAGTACCACCAAGAGAAGCTATCAGACATTGATATCTTAAAGTTATTAATCAAAGAAGAAAACCATATCACCAAACAACAGATATCTGACATGATGTCAGCTATCACGTGTGATGGTAAAACTATGAATCAACCCACTAAGTCTAATGGTGGCCCTGGTGGTGAAGAAGACGATAAAGGTAAAGGTGGTAAAGTTAAAGCCCAGGGTGGCAAACCTGATAAATGTTCAACAGACTCTGATGATGCTGACATCTCAATGGCTGACCTCTCAGAGTCTCTCCAGGATATCATCTCAAGCAACACTAAAGGTTCACAAGCTGGTGAACTTTTCGAGCAACTATTTAGCTCTATAAAAGTAGAAACTGGTTGGTTCAAAAAGATCAAGGCTAGCTTCAAACGTCAAGTCTATTACAAGACTCACGACTATTCAACAAGCTGGGCTAACCTCAACAACACATACCGTCGTATCTATAAATCCCCTAAGAAGCAATTCATTGATAATAAGATCAACATCATACTCTCAGTGGACCATAGTGGCTCTATGAACACAGAAGACTTGCAAAAGCTACTTTACCTCATTGAATCTGAATCAATCCATATAGCCTCTCTAAAGGTACTCATACACGACACTAGAGTTATCCAAGAGTTCAACATAGAAGATGATTATGATATTGCAGCATCACCAGAGTTCTCTAAAGCCTTAGCTACTCGCTACACATCAGGTGGTACAAGTCACCGTTGTGTATTTGAACACATCGAAGATATGAAGCTACCAGACCCAGGTATGGTTATCTACATGTCATTCAGTGATAACTATTCAGATATTGATAGTGAGTTCAGAAACTTCCCTACAATGAGGAAGCTTACTAACTACTGGATATGTGCTGGCGCTAATAACCCTGTTAGCGTACCAGGTACAAATATCCTTATGGTATAGGAGCTATTTATGGACCATTTCAAATACACCCTCATCATGCAACAACTAAAAGCAGCTACTACAAAGGTAGAAGTCTACAACTTAGCAGAGCAAGTAGCCTCAATTAAATACGATGAGCTTTCTATTGATGACAAGATACGTATGTATAATGCACTTAAAATTATAACAACCAAGTATGATGGTAAGCGAAAGCTGTCTAAGCTGGTACGTGTTATATCTGGACGACTACAGCATACACTAAAAACACACTTTCATAATGGTGAGGGTACCTATGAGCAATTCGTGGCAGCCTTCGAAGGTGAAAAGACTGTTAGGCTATTAGGCTCAGATGCACGTAGTTCCATACCAATGATAAAACTAATAGGTGGTAACATACTTCCTTTTAGCTTTGACTACTATATTAATAGTTCTAGTAGCTTTTCAGGGTTGTTGTGTAATGTTACACAAAACTCAGCAGTAGAGAAGGTACTAGAGCTAGAGCATTTAAAAGCTACGGTCTTCAAAGGTGGGGTGTACACATTACTAGAGAATATGCTAAGTGATGCTTATAAGCAAGTTCCTTCCTTCGATTCTCAAACACTGCAAAAGTTTACCCAATCTCTTGCAGAAAAGCAATCAGCACTAGCAACGGTTATAGGTAAGCTAAATGGATGAGTTTAAGTATAAGATAGCACTTGGCCTATGGCAAGGGCTAACTATGGATAAGCAACGTGTTAAGTTCCTAAGAGACCATTATAATACTAATCATAAGCTACTAAACAAGCTTATGTATGACTACCTATTTAGCTTAAAGGATCCTTCAATACATGCTGATTATATCCGTGCAATAATAATAGCTAAATACAAATCTTTTCATAACTCTACTTGGAGGTAATTAATGAACAACCTAACACCTTACAAGATACCCTACGGTCGCTACCTCAAAAATGGCAGCTACAAGCCCCCAGGTAAGAGGTCCATCAAATGGTTCTCCTCACCCATGAGGACAATCATTGTAACTCGTAGTGGTCAACATCAGCCAATCAAGTATGTACCTTTTAACCCTGGTTCACGACAACATATCATTAAATGGATGGAGGAAGATTATGGCTATACTTTTCCTTTCTACACCAAAAATGGTGGTATAAAGGTTGACCCAGATTCATTAACAGGTATGACCAATCCTGCTGGTAAACTACTGCATAGGTATCTTCGTGTATATAAGGACCAGGGAACTGTAGGTTATGACACAAAAGGTGGTTATTTAAAAAACTACAATGAGAATACTCACTCAATCCACCATAAAGTGGACCTAATTGGTGCTAACACCCATAGGGCAACCCATTCAAAGCCAAATCTTGCACAAGTACCAACTGCTAAAGAGTTTAGAAAACTATTTAATGCACCTCCTGGTAGAGCTGTAGTTGGTGCTGACCTTGCAAACATTGAGGTTCGTACACTTGCACATTATCTATCAAAGTATGATGATGGGTTATATGCTAAGGCTGTACTTTCTAAAGACATGCATTGGTATCATGCAAAGCTAGCAGGTTTCTGGACTAAAGACGATCGTGATTGGCCAGATGATAATCATGCCTCTGACAGGACTCCTGAAATGAAAGCTGCTAGAAGTGCTAGTAAAGCTTTCTTTTTTTCCTGGATGTATGGTAGTGGTGATACTGTACGTGGTAACACACTCTGGACTGATACATGTCTAGATGACTACACTGACAAAGAATATAAACAAGCTAAGAAGAGAGTAGAGGGACGTATTATTATAATGGATGATAAGCAATATTTCCCATTAAAACCAGATACCTATGTATTATATGATGAAATACTAATACGTCAAACAATTTATGGTAAGCGTATATCAGATACTTTCTTAGAGAAAGTTGTAGGTATTAAAGAACTTATTAAAGCCTGTCAAAAAGAATCAAAAGATACTGGATTTGTTACAGCAATTGATGGTCGTAAACTTAATTCACGGTCACCACATAGTGCACTTAACTTACTTTTACAAGGATCTGCAGGTATAATAGCTAAAAAATGGATGTTAAACTTTCATACACTAGCATCTCAAGAAGGGTTACCTCATGGTGAGAAATGGTCACAAATGGCTTTTGTCCATGATGAATTCCAATGTCAGTGTGATACAGATTATGCTGAGAAACTTGGTGATATAATGGTACGAGGGTGCAACATGATACAACAACAATTTAATATGGCTTTATCAATACAAGCAGATTATTTGATTGGTAACAATTGGTCAGAAACTCACTAATGTCTAATAATAAAATGCATATTATACTACGTCATAGTGTTATACTCCGTACTAGAGAAATTACTACAACAAAACAACTCATGTTACACAAGCTACCTACATTAAGGACAACTAATGAACCACTTTGATTACACACTACGCCTAGCTGAGCTAGAGGCTATAACAACTAAGAAGGGTTACAAAGAAGCTGCTGCTAAATTGTATATTGATTGCAGGGAGATATATAGTAACTGGACTTTTAATGCTAAGTATGTTAAAACTACTGATGGTATGAAAGAAATGTTATCACTTATTAACTATCTAGGTAGCAAAATGCAATTACCTATGATGCTTAGTAACTATGCTTCATTTTTTCTATCTCTAGGTATTGAACCTATGGTATCAACACCTATAACTCCACTAACTAAATCTCAAGAGATTGCTTTAGCAAGGCTAGTAGCAGTACGTAATGTACACCCATACATAGCTGAAGCAATAGCTAAAGTGGTTAAAACCATAAAGGATAATAATGGATAACTTTCAATATAAACTACAAATAGATAAGCTCTCTAAGATGACTACTCAAAAAGCAATAGAGGCATTTATACGTGAGCATGCTGAGAATGCTCCTGAATATTTCTGGAATTTTAAGATTACAAAACAAAACTTGAATACAAATGCTAACATTTATCGTTGCCTAGCTTTGGGCTTTAAAATGTACTCTGGGTCTAAAGGATTACCACAATTCTTAGAAAACAAATTAGTTGGTTTACATGGTAAGTTTGCAGAGTACTTTATTGATTGCCATGAGTCCACTTATGATGAGATGCTAACAGTATTTGAGTATGATACAGTAGTTGAAACTTTACATTATCAGCCATCTGACTACAGACATTTTATTGATATCATTGGTACACATATACCACATTTTTCAATTAACTTAAAACCTGTAAGTTCAACTCCATATAGCCATGTACTAAGTGAAATGACTAATGGACAGAATGTAGGACTTATCATGGAGCTTGAAACTCTAAAACGCGAAGTGTATAATAACAAGCAATTTACAGTGCTTGAAAAGCTTTTAAACATAGCTTATTCTAGATTATCATCAAATGTTAATAAAGATTATACTAAATCTACTAAACTCTTAGAAGATATGGCTAAATCATTGCAGACTGTAATTAGCAAACACCCCTAAAGGAACAATGTGACAACACATAAAAAGACTAAAAAGATACTCAATAACAATTGGGACGAGATACTACAACTACGCAGTGAAGGTGTCTCTATAGTAGATATTGCAGCTATGTTTTCAGTACCATCATCTACACTAAGAGCTCGCCTAAAGAAGTACAAAGCACCAACTAAATCAACAGTAGCTAACCCTACTGCACGTATCTTAGTTATGGACATAGAGACTAGCCCCTTTACAGCTTACAGCTACAACCGCTGGCAGGTAAACATCTCTGATGCGATGCGTCGTGATGACGACATCACAATCCTATCCTTCGCCTACAAATGGTTAGGTGAAGACAAGGTCCACTACAGAGCAAATCGCAACAACTGTGACAAGGATATCCTAGGTGAGCTATCAACAATACTAAACGAAGCAGACATAGTAGTAGGTCACAATATGAAACGATTTGACACACCAATGGTTAACACTCGTCTAATCATGAATAACCTACCACCTGTTAGTCCTTACCGTATCATAGACACACTAGCTATAGCTAAGCGCCACTATAAATTTGAGCGTAACACTCTTGACTGGATTGCTAGGTCACTAAATTGCTCTCGTAAATTAGAGCATAAAAACTTTCCAGGTATGACTATCTGGATTGAAATGCTCCATGGCAACGATGAAGCATGGGCAGAGAACAAAGCCTACAACAAAATGGATGTAATAGTAACTGAAGAAATCTATGAGAAGATGAAGCCATTTGCTAAACCCCACACTTCAATTGTTGTAGGCTCTGGTAGCACAACTAAGCGTTGTACAACATGTGGTTCATCTCACTTAACAGAAGATGGTTACTACTTCACTAACGCCTCTAAATTCCAGCAGTACAAATGTGCAGATTGTGGTAGCTTCAGCAGAGGCCGTAAAAACCTACTATCTAAAGAAGCTAGAGAAAATCTATTAGCACCTGTAGCAGGTGTGTAAGGACCAACCATGTTAGAAATGTACAGAAAACAACTAATCAACCAAGGGTGCTTCACTAATAAATACCCTGGCATAATTAAAGTTGGTATGGACACAATTGCTAACAATGCACCAGAAAAGATGAAGGCCTTAATGATAGCTACTGAGCTACTAGTCTTTGCTAGTAACTTACGTAAACCTATCAACTGGGAGAAATCAAATATCCCTGTAAATATCATATCCTTCATCATAGCTGACTCTGGAGTAGGTAAAGATTCATCTATGCAGATGATCCGTAAAGCCCTCAAACCAGCCTATGCCAAAATAGACAAATATCGGGTAGCTCAAGCAAAAGCAGCAGCAGTAGAATTAGCTGAATCTGATGGTAAGAAGCCAACAGATTGGCGTAAGTATTACTCAAAGCCTAGAGACCTCTTCTCAGGCATTGGCACCCTACCAGGTCAAATGAAGCACCTAGCAGCCTTAGAAGCCGGTAAACTTGGAGCAGGCTACATCCAAGTCTCTGAGATAGGATCAGAGCTTCAATCCAACAAAGACATAGCAGAAAACATAGTAGCTCTAGCAGTTGGCTACGACTCAGGCTACATCCCAGCTAAAACCGTTAAAGATGATACTCAGCAAATTGATCCTATCATGAACCTACCATTCTCAGGACTAATGTTTGGTTCACCAACCAACATAACCATGGATGAGGCTGTTAAAAATAAATTCAAAGAAGAGTTCTCTACCAAGCTATCTCGCCGTTGCTACTTCTGCTTCTCAGATGGTGAGGCTCAAAAGCCAATCTATTCATCTATCCCTGAGTCTCATGAAAAAAAGCACAGTATAAAGGAAGCCTGCTATATGGCAATGGAGTCTCTCGAACCTTGGCTAACATCCTTAGTTGACTCTACAACAACAGTTCCCCTAGAGGTAACTCGTGAAGTAGAGGATATCTTCGGAGATTATAAAGAGTACAACGAGTGGTTATCACTAACAATGAGTAAACGCCACCCTATGGCAATTCTCCACAGGCAACACCTCCAATGGAAAGCCTTAAAGTTTGCAGGTGCCTTAGCTATCCTAGAGGGTGATACCACTATAGAACTAAAACACTATGTAGCTGCTATCAACTTCACTGAGATATTTGCACCAGACATGGAAGCTTTCGAAACTGAACTTGCCAAAGAACCATATGAGTTAGCTAGTGACTACCTACGCTCAGTTGCAGTAAATGGGTATGCAACAATAACAATCCATGAACTACGCAAACTTGGCTACATAAAAGGCACAGGATCCACTAAGAATAAGCTCTTAGAGCTTATAGAACTAATACGGTCATATGATGACACAAACACATATCGTTATGTAGATGGCTTCATTCAGTTCTCTGAAGGTGCTGTTACAAACTACGATAGAGACGAGCTTGCATAATGTCAAAACAATTCAACTTATTACTAGCACACTTAAGCAGCTCCCTAGCTAAATCTGGTCTAAAGCTATCAGCCTATGGCCAAGCTGAGCTACTAAAACGCTACAGTAAACCAGAAAGTGCTGGAGGCCTAAGTGATTACTGGCACAACCTATAAGGACCTCTAATGCTACATAATGTATCACTAATACATGTTAATAATGATGCAATACAAGAAGCTATAGCTAACAATGCAAACCCCAGCTATATCACTGAGTTGAAGGCTAATGTAGCCTTTAACTGTGTTTATGGCTTCGAACACCATCTTGTACCATTTGAAGATCTCGGCAACCTACTATCAGCAGATGTAGGCTTCAACATGTTTAAATTTAAGGACTACACAACTGCAATCTACAACAAAGAAAAGCACCCTGATGCCTATGGTCTTGTACGTGGGGTTAATAACATTATTAGTGATTGCTCATGGGTATGTTATGATGTAGATGTAACCACTATAACTGACACCGAGATGCATCAAATACTCTCAAACCTCAATCACCATATAGCACGTACCTCTGACAAACGCAAAGCTACTAAGTACCGCATAATAATAGAGCTATCTACCTCTATCCATGTTACTCGCGATGAGTGGAAGCCCTTCATCCAATCCATAGCAAACCAAATTGGCATAGGTAAAATAGATCGTCTACCAATGTCCCAAGTACTCTATGGCTACAAGGGCCGTGAGGTACTCTCACAGCTCTCTGGTGGCACGATCGACCCCATCCCTCACCTCAACTATGCAAAAGCAGAAGTTGCCCGTATAAGTGAGGATAACACCATATATGACACGGATGAGTACGACAGGGAAGAAGCACTAGCTAACCCATACACAACCTTTGACTTTGCCTATGAGGCACAAATAGGTGATCGCTGGAAAACATCAATGGCAGCTATAGCTAAAGCTAAACGCCTTGGTGCTTCAAAAGAGTACATCAAAGATCTACTTTATGCAATCAACGATTTCTTAGATCACCCTAAACCAAAACACATAGTAGAGTCTTCACTCTTCTCTGCAATATAAGGACTAACAATGATTAAAACTTCTGAAGACGTCTATACATTTGTGTGGACTGGTAGGAATATTACAACAATAACTAAAGACTTAAAAAAGCTAGCAGAAGAATTTAATTTTGTAGATAACAACTTATACATCTCAAGACTTGGTGGGTATATACAGCCAAATAGTACTATAGTTGTAATACCTGGTGTTGGTGCCATAGGTGCTGAGCTAAATAAATAACAATATAAGGACTAACAATGGATACTATACAAACCATATACATCAACGCTGTATCTAGCAACAACTTAGGTAATGGCACAACACAACTATATATGACATCTAGTCAAATAGCTGAGCTACAACAAGATTTAGACTCTATGATCTCTGCAGCTACAACTCTAGAAGAGAAGCGTTCCTACTTCTTCAATAATGAAGGTTACATGGCTTCTGATCAAGCTTGTGTCAGATATTGGGATGAGCACCGTGAGCCTAACTAAGACTGAGTACCTATATGGTATTGGTGTTGATACATCAAAATGGGCTACAATGCTATATGCTGATGTACTTAACTTAAAGATATCTCTAGCTTACAATCGCATAACCCACTTGTATAAAAACCCCTGGCATGAAAGAGACTCTCAAAATGTCAATGAATGTGTTGCAGCTATGCGTCACAATGAAAAACTCCTAAAGGAACTCAAATGATTCACATAACAACACTCCAACAATACCTAGATAAGCTTTACAATGAAGGTGCTACATTTGTACCACTGAAAGAAGTACTTCAACTATTTAAGGATAACAATGAAAGCTAAGAAATCCCTTAAGGGCCTTCATATAGAAGCCACTGGTAAATCATTACATGCTGGTCAGCAAGGTATAATAGCAGCTGACTATGTGAATATGCTACTAATACTAGCTGATAATACTAACTACCCATTAGCATTTACCAACACTATAGGTGATGGCAAATACTTTCAACTCGATAGACGCTGGTTTAAGGAGGTTACTCATGCCAAAAATTAGTCAAACATCTAAGATGCAAATAACAGGTAAAAAAGTAGGCTCCTGGTCACTACCTGCAGGTACATCATGTCCTGGAGCTAAAGACGCAGAAGTCTGTAAAGGCTGTTATGCAAAGAAAGGAATGTACCGCTTTCCCGTAGTTAAAGCCGTTAGAGAGTACAACCGTGATGATTACAAGAAGGATGACTGGGTTGAACGCATGGCAGCTAAGGTCTCCAAGTTTGACTACTTCAGATGGTTTGATTCGGGTGATATTGAAACACCACTATTAGCCTCTCGTATACGTAGGGTTATTAATGAAACTCCAAATACTAAACATTGGTTACCTACAAGGTCTGATAAGGTTAGTGCTATACACAAAGTGCTAGATGGTGGTACACTTGATACTAATGGGTCTTCTCCTATACGTTGGAATTCTTTGTTCCCTCTAAATAATTATTCAAATGTAGCCCTCCGTCTATCAGCAGATAACATTGGCCTCAACAATAAAGAGCGTCCAGGTGTAAACTCTTATGTAATAACCCCTGAAGAAATCTTTGAGGCTAAGAAGCAAGGTATATATGTATGTCCTGTAGGAATAACTGGTCAGAAATCATGTGACACTTGTACTATGTGTTACACTAATAACCCAGTAGCCTATGTCTTACATTGATGATTGGGAAGAGGCACGTAGTAATGGAGATAAAGGGTATATTGTACCTGACCATTACATTAAGAAGAACACCTTATATACTTTGTTAACTTCTGACTATGGACAAAAGCGTGGTGACATACTAAAACTATCTTTTAATGATGGTACTAAATGTCCAGAATTTATTAACCAAAATGGTATCAAGGCTTATTGTTATTGGATAGATGTTAAAATATACATGGAGATAGGATGAGTAACACAAAGCAACTAAATGATACGCCTTTAAAAGTACTTAGGGACTTAGGCATGGAGTACCCAAAAGCATCAAGCAAGAAACGTGCACACTATGCAATGTTTGAATGCCCAACATGCCATAAAGGGTTTAAAGCTACTGTAAATAATGTAAAAAGAGGTAGACAGAAGTGTTGCTCATCTAAATGCTCACAAGACCTTTATACATTTAAAGGAGAACTAACTCAAAAAATACTAAAAGATATTCTTCACTATGATAAGGATACAGGTGTATTTACACGATTAGCTAAGTTATCTTTACGTCATACTATTGGTGAAACCGTAGGAGTAAAGACTAAAAAGGGTGAGTATCTGAAGACAGGTATTAATAATAAAGAGTATCTTTTACATAGATTAGCGTATCTCTACATGACAGGTAACTGGCCAACAGAAATTGATCATATAGATCATAATGGGTTAAATAATGCCTGGCATAATTTACGTGATGTAGATGGTTTTATAAACCACCAAAATATGTCCAGATCCTCAAGGAATACTAGTGGTATAACCGGTGTGTCATTTAAAAAGGCAACTAATAAATGGGTTGCACAAATTCACACAAGGGGTAAAGCACTGAGTAAGTCATTTACTACAAAGTTTGGAGCTATACGTCAAAGAGTAAAATGGAATAGGGAATTTAACTTCCATGCTAACCATGGTAAAAAGGTTAATAAACCTCCTAAAGATGACACTTACTACTCTCAGAGTATAGGTGTATACTACACTCAAGTATTCAAAACTAAGCCTAATAAAACATTTCTACTATCAATGAATAAGTGGAATACAGCACATTATCACTTACGTAATGATATAAAACAATTCTACAATGATGCTTTTGTATCAACAATAACAAAAGCTAACTTACCAAAAATAACAGGTAAATATGAGACAGCTTATGTTTACTACTACAAGAACTCTCAAAGTGATTTATCAAATGTATGTTCACTTGTAAGTAAAGCATTTCTAGATGCTGCACAGCAAGCTAACCTTGTATCCGAGGATAACGTGAAGTTCTGTATGAAAGAAGCCTTTTACGTAGGTGAGCAGGATAAAGAAAACCCTCGTGTAGAGGTCTATATAAGAAAATGGAAGGAAGACACATGATAGACATACGACTAGCATTACAATGGCTTGACAATAAAATTATGCACATACTACACAGCATCTTTGCAGATGATGGTAGAAGAAACTACAAGGACTTACATGACAAACTATAAAGAAATGTTTGCCTACAATGATGGCTCGACTGAAATACCTAAAGGTGACTTCAAAATCTCCCCTAGTGGTATAGAGAAGTTCTTCTCTGATAAAACCACATGGTACCGTGAGAACCTCTTAGGCGAAGCTAAGAAGTTCACTGGCAGTACCTCTACAGTTCTAGGTACCTGTGTTCACGTTGTAGCTGAAGTAATTGCAAACTCAGTATCCTCAGGTACCCCTCACAACAGTGAAGAGTTAGCAACAGCTATAAATGACTACATCTCTACCTATGACAACAAAGAAGACTATGATACTCAAAAGATTCGTGACCTATGGCGTAACATGGCAGAACCTCTAATGAAGGACTACGTCCTTCAAGCCAACACCATAGCAACAGAGGGCTACATCAAACACGAGCTACTTCCTGGCATCTGGGCTGCTGGCAGTTATGATGCCATCACCTCAACAATCCCTAACGATGACATCAACAACCCCAAAGGACAGCTAACCCTGCGTGACTACAAAACAGCTAGCAAGAAGCCATCAAGCTTCAGCTATGCATACAAGCTCCAAGCATTCACTTATGCCTACATCCTAAAGCAGCAAGGTATCAATATCTCTCAAGTAGAGCTATGCTACACTATCCAACCCACCAAGGCAAAGCCCTTTGAGTACCGCACCCTTAACTTCACCTTACCATTTGATGACCAAGCCTACACTTTCATCGAATGTATCCTTAAGCTAATAGCAGAATCTGTACAATGTTTTAAAGACTACGAGGACTTACAATACTTATTAGCATGTGATTATCGCCTTAAAAAGAACGATATACCTCGTCCATAGTCTGTGACTTGAGAGGTCATTAAAAGCATTCAAATCAATCGCGGATAGTTACCGCAAAAAGGAGCCCCTATGGCTATAAAACTACTAGTCTCAGGATTTGAGAATACTGGTAAGTCAACAACCGCTGCTGGAATTAAAGATGCTCTTGTTATCAATTTTGATCGCAAGGAGTACGGTTTTCCCGTACCACACGTCAACATTACAGCTTACGCAGGTATTGATGCATTAATAGATACAATCAATGAGAAACTTGGTGCATACCAAGATAAGTTTGGCAAACTCCCAGCCACTGTAGTTATGGACACTGTAACACAGTTCTATAGTACTATGCAAGCTTACAACGATAACAACTTCAAAGGGTTTGACATTCATAAGAACAACAACCGTGACACACTTAACTTGAATGCTTACATTGAAGATGTACTAATTGCAAATGGTGTAAATGTTGTAATTGTTGCTCATACAACTTTTGACCCAGATACAGCTCGTCACATTATACCAGCAACTGGTCAATTTGGTAAAGCAGGAAGTTGGATGTCAGTAGTAAATGATGCTATCTTCATCGAGAAGAAGACTGGTAAATTTATAATCCACCAAAAATCAATGAAGTTCCCTTGTAGAACAACTCTACAAGATATGGCTGAATCGGTAGATGGTGCAGACTATGACATCAATGAGCATATAGCGAAGTTAACAGCTTCAAAAATAGAAGCACAAGAGTTTGTTCTTTAATAACTCTAGCTTATAATAAACATAACAAAGGATAATCATGGCATTTCTTGTCGTAAAAGAAGAAAACGTACAAAAAGAAGGTGGTAGTGGATACATTGGTAAATCTGGTATCTACGACCTAACATTAAAACACTGTGAGATCACAACAACAGCAAATGGAGCGGTTCAAGCTAACTACTTCTTCGACAAATGTATGTCTTATGGTAACAACATCATAGGCATTAATGGTCAACCAACATTTGGTTATAACATCCTAGAAGCATTAGCTTCAACACTAGGACTAGACGAGTTATCAGACCCAGAGCCAACTACAGTTGCATTCAAAAAGGGTGCTAAAGAGTTATCTTGTATCCCTGAATTAAATGATGTAGCAGTTAAAGCTTGGATCCAGTTCTCATACCGTGTATACCAAGGTGAGATTCGTGAAGACGTTATCGTTAAACGCTTCTACCGTGTAAGTGATGGAGCTGCTGGCTCAGAAGTACTTTCAGGTGAAGACATTGGCTCTCGCTTAGAGAAAGACACCGTTGTAGCTAGTGAAATCAAATACGATGGCACTGATGCTGAATCAGTAGCTGCTTGGATGAAAGCTAAATCTAGCAACTCAAAAGGTGGAGCAGCAGCTCCAACTGCTAAAGCTACTGGTGGGTTCCCTGGCGTTAAAAAGTCAGGATTTCCTGGGGCTAAGTAGTCTCCTGAAAATTACCCTCAGGAACATTTAAATATTAACAGTGTGTACTATACCTATTAAAAATAAGGAAGTTGCATGAAAAGGTGTACTAAGTGTAATGTGGTTAAAAGTCTAGACGACTTTTATGTGAAAAGAGCTAGTAAAGATGGTTTATCATCAAACTGCAAAGAGTGTCAAAAAACATATAATAAAGAGTATAGAGACTCTCTGTCTGCAGAATATAAGCAATTGATGGTTAGTAGGACTGCTGAGTACCATAAACAGCACCCAGATAAAAAAGCCATATCCAATAGTAAATGGAAGCAAAATAACAAAGGTAAAGTTAATGCCTACACTGCTAAAAGATTTGCAGCTAAACTACAACGTACACCCTCATGTGTATTAAACGATCCTGATGAATTATGGTTAATAGAGCAGTTCTATGTACATGCTAGGTACCTTACAGAACTAACTGGTGTACCACACCAAGTGGATCACATATATCCACTGCAAGGCACAACTGTGTCTGGCTTTCATTGCTGGCAAAACTTACAGATACTTACAGCAGCTGAAAATCAATCAAAAGGCAATAGAATGCCTACTTAATAAGGAGGCACTATGCCTATAAATAAACACCACCATTTTGGTAGTACACCTAACTTTAACAACCTCTATAGGCAAGTCGCCTTGCCTGTAGCTTTTGCTTATATGCAAGATAACCCACATTTGCTATCACCCCATTCAAAGCAGGTTACAGCAGACATTATGAATAACCTTATTAAATGGTTACCTATGCCTAAATTAAGGTTTATTGGCTCTGAAAAACTACATGGTGAAAACTGTGGTATTTGTTATACAAAAGGTGAGCTATGGATCAATGGCAGAAATCATGTAAGAACTTTGTTAAACGACCAAAATGGAATGGCTGCTGCTCTTGAGTCAAACAAAGATAAGTGGCTAAGTATTATCTCTCAACTGGTTAGTAAATTTGACATAGACACATCTACCCATACTATCGTTATCGATTGTGAGTGGGCAGGTGGTAACATCCAAAACGGCAATGCTGCTTGCTCAGGAACTGACAAAGGTACTTACATCTTCGACTACTTTCGCGTAGTTAACAACGATACCTCTGAGAGTCATTTTAAGCCTACTACAGGCCTCAAAGTCTACCCAGAGGACTCAATATACCTTATGAGCTCTTTTAGCCGTCACGCCATTGATTTAGACTTTAACAACCCTATCCAATGTGAAGCTGACCTAAAAGACCTCGCAGAAACTATCGAAGCTAAATCAGCTATTGCTAACTACTTCAATAAGCCTGATAACGTTGGTGAAGGTGCTTACCTTTGGTGTGAGTACAACGGTACAATGTTACGTCTTAAGACAAAGGGTGAGAAGCACGGTGGTAAGCCTAAGCAACCCCGTACCCCCAAGGAGACTAAGTCCCCTGAAGAGGTCAAACGCTACGAAGAGTTAGCCACTGCTGTAACCCCTGTATGGCGTATCACTCAAGCAATCACTGAAACCAATGCCACTGAGCGTAAGCATTTAGGTGAAGTAATCAAATGGGTAATAGCCGATGTAGTAAAAGAGGAAACTCCTAAACTACTAGAGGCTAACATCCTTATTAGAGACCTCAGCCGCTACATATCAGCAGAGGTTAAAGATTACTACTTTAACTCCTTAAAGGACTACTAATGCTACAGACAATAGTGAACTCACTTATCACAAAGGATAAAAATATCACTAATACACAGATACTAGAATACTGTGACTGGTTAAAATATAGTGCCAGTGAAGACCTCATCCAAGGGTGTAGAGAAAGTATAGCATATGAGCTTAAGCATAGATCAGCAGCAGAGGTCAAGTGGCATAAAAGAGCTAAGTGTAAAGTCACGGGGCGTCCTCATGATTATGCTAAAAAGATTTTAGTAGATACAGACTATGTATGGCTATGTAATGATTGTAATAGAGTACGTAGAGTATACTACACAAATCTTGGTGTCCTAATAAAGGATAGGATGTTGTCGATGAATAAAAGTTCTAAGGTGCGTGCTACCATTAATGCGGTAAAGGACAATTAATATGCAAATAAATGACAAAGTAACTCTAAATTCAGGTAGCCCTGTGCTAACCATTACAGAAATCTATACAATGGCTGATGTAAAATGGGTTGACAATAATGGTGTACAGCAAGTCGGTAGCTTTGACTTAAGGTGTATTACACCAGTAGTTGAAGCCAAAGACTAATGCTAGACATCTTAATAGGTGTAACTATCTACATAGTACTAACCCTAGCAGGCATCTTCACCCTTCCTCAAATTAGAGGCTAAAGACCAGTCCACTGAAGTCTAAAAACTCTGAGGTAATATACTACTAAGTGTCACAGCGGGCAGGTTTGCACCGATGTAGTGGACTCCATTTGAACACAGTAATGTGCTACCCCAGTAGAGGGTTTAAAAATCAAATGCCCATTGTAGAGCAACCATAGACGAGGACTAATGCGTCAGTAATGAGTAGTATCAATCCGTTATATTATGGCAGTCCCTTATCAAAATCTAACCTCCAGTGGGACAGGGGTTAGGTATTAAAGACTATTGGAGTTCGTTCAGGACGTGTACCTTAGGCATCATAGCAGCTCTCTTATGGAGGATTCAGTCATAGCTACTGATACTACTATGGTGATTAGGCAACAACCATAAACCAGTACTAGTTTTTAGTCTAGTATAGCACCAACGCTCAACCTCTTCCAGTAGGTATTATACCGTCTGGCTACGTTGAGCTTTTAATTAAAAGGAACACAATGCAAGAATTAAACACAATTAAACAACACTTAGAAACAGCACTAGCTGAAATCAATAGCTACGAGCAAAAGCAAACTAAAGCAACTTCAGGTCGTATCCGTAAATCACTTGGTGAAATCAAGAAGCTTGTTACTCCAACAAGAGCTGCATTAGTAGCTGCTGACAAAGCCTAACCTATGGATACTTCTAAAGCTAGAATGATTGGTGGAGCACGCTTCATTGGAGGCTTACCCCTATTAATAATCATGACTCTAGATGGTAACTCTGGTATTGACTTACTAGATGCCTTAATCAACTGGGTGTCTGCACTAGCTACAGCTATACCAAACTAATAGAGGAGCAATAATGGTAGAACTCGTAGACAACAAACAACATCTAGTAATCAAGAGGAATGGCGAAGCTGTACCTTACGACTATATGAAGATGTACAATGTACTGCTTTGGGCCTGCGAGGATAACACTACCCTTGCTGACTCCTTAGCAGAGGCACTAACAATTAAGATATATGACCGTATGCCAGTATCTGTATTGGTAGATGAGGTTATTGACACCGTCTCTAACCTTACATCTCAAATAACTCCTCAATATGATGATGTAGCCAAAAGGCTATATCTCCAAAAGATGTACAAGGATACCTACAACATGCGTCGTAGTCAGTATCCTCAATACTCTGATGTTATTCAAACACTAATAGATGCTGATAAAATTATCGACATCACAGCTATCCTCTCGGATGAAGAGATAGTAGCTTTAGGCAATGCCATAGTACCTGAAAGAGACCTCAACTCAACATACCTAGGCCTCAACCTGTTCTTCGATAAGTACAGCTTCAAAATCAATGGTAACCCTGTAGAACTACTCCAACATGGCTTCATGCGACTAGCAATCCAAGGGTTCCTCTACGAGGATCCCTCAGTACGTGTACCTTATATCATCCAACGCTACAACGACTTATCAACATTCGTATACACTGAAGCTACTCCAAAGTGGCTAAACAGCCTAACAGCTGATGCTCAAATGGCTAGCTGCTGCCTCCATCAAATGGCCGACAATAGCGAATCAATCAACAAAGTTGTATCCGATATAGGTCAGTACTCTCGTCACGGTGGGGGCAATGCAGTTGATGTATCCCATCTCCGTATGAGAGCTTCTACAATTGGTCGTGCTGGTAAGTCCTCTGGTCCTACTCCCACTATCCAACACGTAGAAGGTGTTATAACCCTATTCAACCAGCTAGGTGCTAGACCTGGTGCATGTGTAGCCACTTTCCAGTGGTGGCATGCTGACGTCTTCGAGCTCCTAGAGCTAAAAGACGAAGGTGGTAATGAGTCTAAACGTGCTCGTAAACTACAATACTCTATCAAGATCAACCGTATATTTTTACGCCGCTTAGAAGCTGGTGAAGATATAACACTCTTCGACCCTAAAATAGCTGCTAAGCTACTAACCCTATATGGTGAAGACTTCGACAAAGAGTACCTACGCCTAGAAGCTCTAGGCCTTGGTGAAAAGGTAGTAACAGCTGCTGAACTTGGCTATGCAATAGCTAAGATCCGTGCAGAAACCGGTAACCTATATATCTTCTTTGATGAGAACTCTAATGAGCAATCTCCGTTCAAGCAGAAGATCCACCAGTCAAACCTTTGTCAAGAAATACACCTCCCTACAGAGGCCTCAGAGCTCCTTGACGAGACTTTAATGCTTAATCTTAGTACTCAATCCTATGAAACTACTACGCGCTCTAAAGCAGGTCTACTGGCCCTATGTAACCTATCTAGCATCAATGTTGCTAAGTGGGATACAATGAGTAACTCTGAGAGGGCTACTTCAGCTTACAACCTGTTGCGTGCTAGCGACAACCTCATAGACTGGCAGTACTACCCTGTAAAAGATGGTGAAATGTTTAATCGTAACTACCGAGCCATAGGCATTGGTATGAACAACTTAGCTTATCACTTTGCAAGCAAAAACATCAAGTACTCTGACAAAGAGGCTAAAAGTGAGATGGAGTACCTTAGTAAATCTATGAAGTCAATATTCACTAATGCATCAGCAAAACTTGCTGGTGAACGTGGTAACTTCCCGTTCTTTGAACGCACAAACCTAACAACTCCATCACGCTTCTCAACACTATTTGCAATAGCACCAACCGCTACCTCAAGCATCATCATTGGTGCCACTGAGGGTATCGAACCTGTACTAAAGCTAATAGCTGAGAAAACTGGTACCTACTCTAACAAGCAGCTAGCTCCTCAAATAGCTAAGCTTCGTGGTAAGTATGAGCTAGCCTTCGATGTACCTACTAAGGCATTATATGACTTAGCAGCTATCCGTCAAGAGCACTTGCTTGACCAAGGTCAATCAATTAACACTTACATCACCAACACTAACAGTGCTTATGAGATCCTTAGTGATATCATCTACGCTGAGCGTGTTGGTCTTAAATCTCTATACTACCTCCAATCTCAAAACTCTGAGGTGGAGCATTGTGAAAGCTGTTCGTCATGATTAAGCTTGAAAAGCCTCATTATAAGTTTAGGCTTATTCAACATCCTCTAACCCTATGTATAGACTTTGATGATTCCCAAGGCATAGTTCGTACTATACGCACAAGGTTACCAAATCTAAGTAACCTAATATACAAATATGGTGATTTACATGAGGCTGCTGAGGATGCATTAAATGGCAAATTAACATTAAAGGATGGCAATGAGTAATATACTAAACATATCAGAGAAGCCTACTAGTAACCCTCTCTTCGGAGGATTATCTGGAGGTGTCTTCCTAAGATCTGACAACGTACAATACCCTATCTTCAAGGCCCTCTACGAAGCTGGTTTCGGCAAGTTCTGGACCGATAAAATGATAGACTTCTCAGGGGACTCTCTAGGCTTCAAAACTATGCCAGAGGTTGCACAACGTATGTTCAAACTTAATAACGGCTACCAGTCCCTAATGGACTCTGGTGTTGTTAATATCTACAACGACCTTACAATGTGTACAACCAACCCTGAACTTGCAATGTTATACCAATACATTGCTCAAAATGAATCTATTCATGCTCTCAGCTACTCAACAGGTCTAGTGGAGATGTTTGGTGACAAGGCTACAGAAGTAATAGACATCGTCTACACAGACCCTGTAATCAAAACTCGCCTAACATCAGAAGTAGACTACGCTGAAAATCTGGACCGTAACAACATGAAGTCAATCTTCAAAGTTATCGTTGCAGCTTACTTGCTAGAGCATATCAAGTTCCCTTTCAGCTTCTTTGTAACCTTTCGCATCAACAATGCATACAGCAACGCTATCAACGGCTTCAGTATGCTACTAAAGAAAATTGCTGAGGATGAAATGGATGTTCACTACCCAACTAACGGTAACGTTATCAAAGTAATGATAAAAGAGTCAATGGTTGACCCTAAGTGGGCTACTCAATTCATCAAAGACGAGGTAGCCCGTATCACCTCAGAGGAATTTAAGTGGAACAAATATCTCCTTCAAGATGGATCAATACCTGGCTACAACCAAGCAATAGGTGAAGCCTTCATAGAGTACCAAGCTAACAAATCTCTACGAGATTGTGGCATTGATGTAACCCCTGTAAAGCCCAATGACACCATAACATGGTTTAATCACTACCGTGATATCAGCAACCAAGTTGTGGCTCAACAAGAGCAAAAGAGTAATCAATACCAAAAAGGTATTCTTAAGAATGACTTAGATAGATTTACCAATACAAACAACTAAGGAAACACAATGGATATCAACACATACCTACACTACAACAACGTTGCACTTATTGACCCCTCTGAGGAGTTCCATGCTAGCTGCATCAAGCAATTCAACACTAAAGGTTACTTAACACCTAACCAGCTACTAAGCCTACGCAACTGGGCTCACAGCACTGATACAATCAAGCGCCTAATAGCTGGCCTCTCAGAGGCTACTCCTGCTGAAACTCCTATACCAACAGAGGCATCTGCTCCTACAACACCACCTACTAAATCTAGAAGATGGACTGGTGAAGAGGTCCTAACACTACTAGCAATGGTAGAAGAAGGCACTACATCTATAGCTGCACTAGCAAAAGCTTTCAACAGAAAAGAGTCATCAATAAGAGGTATCTTATATAAAAACTCAGAAGAGTGTACTCTAAAGAAAGGGCAAATTATACAATTTAGCCCTTTACCTTTCTAGTACCTTACTAAAGGACCTGTCAATGCAATTACCAACACTATACAAAACATCTTCCAAAGGTGCCACTCAGGTCCTCAATATGGAGATCATCGGTGACACCTATACCAGAACTTGGGGACAAGTTATGGGTAAGATGCAATCAAAATCAACAACTGCTAAGCCTAAAAACATTGGACGCTCCAATGAAACAACAGCTGCTGAACAAGCAATCATTGAGGCTAAAGCTGTATGGGCTAAAAAGCAGAAGTCTGGCTACTCTACATCTGAAGAAGCTCCAACAACTGTTAACCTCCCTATGAAAGTCAACAATTACCACAAGCACAAGAAGAAGATCATCTTCCCTTGCTACACATCTGTAAAGCTAAATGGTGTCAACGCAGAGTATCGCCTCAACGGCGAAAACTTGCAACTACTCTCTCGTGGTGGAGAGGAGTACACTATACCTCCACACCAACGTAGCTCAGTTATCAACCTCATGCACTACCTTGATACAACCTCACTAAATGGTGAGATGTATATCCACGGTGAGTTCCTACAAGACATAACCGCTGCTACTAAAAAGCACAACGATCTAACTCATAAGCTAGTATTCCACATCTTTGACTTCCCTGAAATCAATGGTGACTATCGTACTCGTTGTGAATATGCCTATGGCAAAGTTGCTAACGGTACCTTCCTTATGGAGGGCATCACTATGATTAACGTAGGTATGGCTACCTCTCACGATGAGCTTGATGCTCAACATAGCCAAGCAGTTGCTGCTGGCTACGAAGGCATCATTATCCGTAACAGCAAAGGCCTCTACAAGTACAATACACGTTCACTAGACGTCTTCAAGTACAAACTAGCACAAGATGCTGAGTTTGAAGTTAGAAGCTATGGCATCGACAAGAACGGCCATGTAGTCTTCACTTGTTGGGCAACTTCAAACCATACTGGTGACAAGTCTACCTTCAAGGTAAAGCTTCGTGGTACTAATGAGGAACGCCTTGAAATGGCAGCTAACGCAGCTGACTACATAGGTAAATGGCTAAAAGTAGAGTATGAGATGCTATCAAAAGATGGCGTCCCTCAAAAGCCCGTGGGTATAATGTTCCGCAAGGTGGATGCTAATGGTGAAGCCAATGAGTAGCTGTATAGATAACAACAACGCTGATTGTACAATACCTTTAGAGGCTATAAAAGTATTAGATGCTATTGGTAAAACACCTCCTAAAGATAATCAGGGATACCCTTTCAAGGGTAACTCCTCTACTCGCGGAGATGGCGGAACCACTAGCTACTATGAGCTCCCTGAAGGAGCTACTGAGCTATCTCATATCATTGCCCACAAACACATGGAACACGGTATAGGTGAGGCATTCTGTGCCCTATACCGCTTAAATGACAACGGTGAGTACTTGCGTAACCTTACAAAGGCTAAGTACTACATAGAAGCTGCTATTGAGATATATAAACAGCGCAATAAAGGATAACACTTGGAAGAAATTTTACTAGGTGGTGGCTCACCACCAAAAAACTCAGTATGGGATAACTATGTACCAATTGTAACTAGTGGTCGACATACAGATGCTTACTTAACAGATAATATTGAGGCTCCATCTGAATATAACGAACTATGCAACATCTTAAACAAAGCCTATAAAGGTGATACAATAACCCTACACATCAATAATGGTGGTGGCTACGTTGACTCTGGCTTCATGATAATTGATGCTATAAAAGATTCTAAAGCTAAAGTCACTGCTAAGCTATCAGGTACTGTTGCATCAATTGCAACTATCATAGCACTTACATGTGATACCATAGAAGTTGCCAACTACATTCAGTTCATGATTCACAACTACAGCTCTGGTGCACAAGGTAAAGGCCATGAGATGAAAGCCCAGATTGACTTCACTGATGAGCAACTAAACATTGCCTTCACTGAGATCTATGGTGGCTTCTTAACCGATCACGAGATGGAACTTGTAATAGCTGGCAAAGATATCTGGATGGGTAAAGAAGAGCTTCTAGCTCGTTACACAGCACGTAGTAACAAAGATACCGCTGCAATAGAAGAAATCGAGGCTGAAAGAAAGGCTAAGTAATGTCTTTACAATACCTATGTGTAGACACTAACATCCCACTACTCGATGTAAACAACCTCATCTCCCTAGGAGGTGACGACACCATCGTATGCATAGCTGAGACCGTCATAGATGAGCTTGACAGTAAAAAGTCTGGCCTAGGTGAACTTGCCTACCAGGCACGTTCTTTTGGCCGTATGATAGCTAATGCTAAGCCTCTTGGTCGCACAGTGGAAGAGAACCTAGTAATAACTAAGTTCGAGGTAGAGTACACCCATATCTGGATCATTGCTGTCAAGCAATACCCAGACCTATCTGATGTAGCTCCAAATATCCTCAATGATCGCAAAATCATCGAGGTAGCCCTACAACTACAAGCATGTGACTACCGTCCAGTTACCTTCATCTCTAACGATGTAATGTGTCGTATTCGTGCTGAGTCCTTTGGCTTAGAAGTCAGTGACTTCAAAGTTGTAGACAAGGTCGACTACGAGTTCACTAAATGCCTAGAGGTATCTGAGGGCACTTTCCGTACTCTCCATAACCGCTCAATAATAGAGGTTGATCCTGACCACACTATAGAACACTACAACTATAAATTTATGACTCCAGTCTCCAGTCAAGTTAAGTTAGCTTCTATAAATAATGAGGTCATCAACATCCTCGGTAAAGACACTGAGCAAGAGTTACGTCGTCAAGATGTCAACCCCTCTAACGGTGACCAACTACTACTCTCTCGCGCTATTCAAGATCCTACAATGGACTTAATAATATGTGAGGCTTTAGCAGGTTCTGGTAAAACTCTTGTATCCCTCTCCAACGCTATACGTCTAGTAAAATCTAAGTCACCATATAACTCCATCCTGTACATCAGGGCATCTATCAATGATGTTGAAGCTATTGAAGAAGTGGGCTTTTTGCCTGGTTCGGTTGAGGAGAAGAACTCTATCTACTTCCATCCTCTCTACGACTCATTGGACTTCATTGCTCGCAATAAGTTCAAAGGTGGCAAAGCTAAAGGCCAAGAGTTAGAGGCCAAGATTGATGAGCAAATAGAGAAAATCGTTGACGACTGCAACATCACTGCCCTAACAGGCCTTGGCATGAGGGGTCGTACCTTCACCGATACCGTAGTCATCATTGATGAAGTGCAAGGTATGTCTAAGTCCTCCCTCCAAAAGGTGCTAACACGCTTCGGTAAGAACTGCAAGATCATCCTAGTAGGGTCTAACAATCAAATAGACAACCCTAATATGACCAAGTTCACTAATGGCCTCAGCGTAATACTCAACGACTGTGCTACTAGCACTGGTACTATCAACAAACATGTAGTGCCACTCCAACGAGTGGTACGCTCTGACTTCGCAGAGTATGCCGAGAAGTTATTCAGCAAGGAAACCTAATGGGTGCTATGGTAGTAGCCCTAGGGTTTGCTGTGCTGTTCCAGTTCATCATCATCCGCATGAAGTTCAATAAAGGCCTCTACTCCGATGTAGGTGTAGATGTTGCAATGTTAGTAATTCTCAACGTTGTATTTGGAGGCTCGGTCCTAGGTGTTGTATCAGCAACTGCTGGTGCAACCCTCATTAGTCTATACCTCCTATGGAAACCAGTAATACTCTTTTCACCCTCCACCTCAGTCCCTGGCTCACCTCCACCAACAGGTAGAGAAGCTCTAAACACCATGGCTGCCAAGTTTGACAGCCTATTCACAAAGGAGCCTTAATGGCATTCAATAAAAAACCCCTGAACCCCACACTAGAAAGCTCAATAGCTAAGTACCTAGGTCTAACTATTAAAGAAATTGATGACATCATGACAGAAGAAGAAGAAGAGAGTAATGAGCAAGGCTACGAAGCTGATGCATCAAATACTGAAGACACTTCAGACTCTTCTTATGGAGAAGTTATAGACCTAGATGAATTAACTGCAAAAGAGAAAGCTGCAATAATTGTACACTCTACATTGGACAAGTTAATCACTGGTGATATAGTAATAGAAGATGCTCAGGAGCTGGCTACTACTGTTGCTATAGTAGATAGCTTTGATTTCCTAGATGACTAGTTCACCAGATATAGTCCAAGGTATCTACACCTTCAACGACGAAGCTGGTCTCCTAGGCAAAGGCATGGACTCCTTCGTGGAGACTGCCTACATCCTAGAAGAGGCTATAGAGGGCTACGAAGACGTCTTCAACTTACCTGATGACCCTGAAGCCCCTACTGTAACTGCTCGCGATTGGTCTCTCAGCTTGCTTAACCAAGTTAAACTTGCTAAAGAAAATCGTAACCTCCCTATGCCTAGTGAGGTTGCTGAGCTGGATAAAGCTATAGATGGTGCTATATTTAACATTGGTAAAATGGCTAAAATGGGTCTATCAGTTGATCAGATCCATACAGCCTTTGCAATAGTTAATGCTGCTAATATGAGTAAATTAGCTGCCCCTAAGGACGACCTAGGTAAGCAGCTAAAACCTGATGGATGGGTAGGTCCTGAGGCCGACTTGCAAGTACTGCTTGACAACCGTGCTAACCCACTACCGGAAGAAGAAACTAATGACAGCTAGTGACAACACTACACTTTTAGAGGATGAGCAAACAGCTATAGCTCTACGTAAGGTAGGGATCCCTGTCTCTGAAGCAATGAGTGAGAAAGAGTCAGCTCGTGCACATGCCTTGCAAGTGCAAGCTGCAATGCGTAAGCTATCTCTAGAAAACGAAAAGGCCTTAAAGGGCCTCTATACTGATTGGGTATTCAATGCCCTTAACCTCAATAGATTTCGTTAACATATAGTGAGACCTTTGGGTCTTACTACTATATTAACAATATATAACAATTAACAACAGGAACCACCAATGGCAAGAACAACCCAACAGCAGGCTGCTATAGACGCTGTATTAAACCCCAACAACTCTCTAGTAAAAATAAAGGCTGTTGCTGGTGCAGGTAAAACATTTACACTAATAGAGCTTGCAAAAGAACTACAACCTGAATCCGGTGTATACCTTGCCTACAACAAGAAAATAGCTGATGAATCTGCTGAGAAGTTCAAAGGTACTAACATCAAGTGCTCAACAATCCACTCCATGGCCTACAACGCAGTTGTACGTGACTATGGCTTAAAAGTTGGCTTCTTTGGTGTACGAGATGTTAAGCCTCTAAACACAATTGCTCCTAATGCAGTAGGAGAAATTCTTGCAGCTAACGCTGAACGCCCTGCTGATGAACAACTTGTACCTAGCGACATTATAAGTGATACCTCTGCACCTCTATCTTTCAGTGCTAGAAAACTCATAGTAGAAACCATAGATGCATTCTGTGTATCTGACTCTACAGATATGCAGGGGTTTATATCTAGCAAACTACACGATAAAGAGCTAGCAACAATTGCTATCCACCATATCAACGCTATGTCAAATGGTGAAATAACTTGTACCCATGACTTCTACTTAAAGCTATACCATGTACTAATGTCCCAAGG